TTGTTGATGACTAACACGGAAAGAATAGTAAGATTAGAGCAAGCAATAAAGGAACTTCACGATATTTTAGAGGCTGTCTTCGATAGATCATGGCCTGAAGATTCTAAAGTGGAGGAGATAGTTGATGACAAATCCAAATAAAACAACACTAAATAGGGACACACTAGTTCCCTTGGGCATGGTCGTTTCTATATGTGCAGCCGTAGTTTGGCTAAACACACAAATAAACAGTCTTCATTATAAATTAGATATGTTAGAATCTAAATTTGAAAATCAGTGGACTAAGACAGATATGGAAAACTGGTCTCTTAAGTTAAGGTTAAAAAACCCCACTATTAAACTTCCTTCGACAAAGGGAGAAGATGGTTAGTCTAAAATATTTCCCTGCTTCATAAGATTTAGAACTCTACTGGTGTAGGTTTGCCTAAAGTTATTAAAAGAATTAAGCATATTTTCTAATTTAATAACCCCCTCCTGACTCACCACATCTGTCTTTAAAAATGAACCAATCTCCGTATAGAGCCATTTTATATCTTCTAATTCTGAGGTGTTTAGGCGGCTTCTAATTTCTTTAATATCTTCTTTATTCTTCATAATATAATTATCTCATGTCCTTCGTTTTTATAGTGCTTTCTTCTGGCTTTGGCATGGGCTTTTAAATATTTTTCTTTATCTAAAAAATCATAAACATAAACCCTAGGCTTACTATCGTGCTTTCTTAAGGCTCTCCCTAATGCCTGTAGTGTAGCGATCTCGGACTTCATACCTCTAGCATTTATGAAGTGGGTGATTTCTTCAATGTTAATACCTGTTTGGAGTATTTTAGTACCAATGAGGGTGCTAGATCCTTTAGTTCTTCTGAACCTAGATATACTTTTATACCGTTCTGAGATTGAGTCTGCACCTTCAAGAAATTGAACTTCCCCGCTTCCAAGTAAGTTTTCCAAGGCTCTTCCATGATCAAGTGATTTGGTAAGTATAAGTATCCTAGCTCGCTTGTTTGTTCTTTTAATTTCATTTACTATATCCTTTATTAAATTATTTCTTTTTTCATTATTAACGATATATGTTTCATATATTTCTAAATATGACATATCTTCGTCCACACCACTAGCCGAGTAGGGCAGATCAAGTAGCTGTATTATGGGTTTTGCTAATTTTCCCTCTTTTACTAATTCAGAGGTGTTAACGGAACTATATATAGGACCTAAAGTCCCCTCTAAATTATATTTTGGTATTATATCCGAAGGTGGGGTTGCTGTGAAGCCAAGACGATATTGAGCTTTTGGAAAGGATCCAATGGCTGCTAATGTAGTTTTTCCGTTAGAGAACTCATGGCATTCGTCAACCATAAGAACCTCTGCTTCTTCCATATGCGTATCTAATATTTTCTCAATACTTTGAACTGTACATAGCATAATATCCCCATAGATATACCCCTCTCCGTAGCAAAGACCTACATCTTCTATCCCACAAACTTCGGTAAGAAACTCATAGGACTGGGTGAGAAGCTGCTTGGCATTAAATAGCAATACCATCTTTTTACCATGCAAAGCCTTAACTAACCCCGCCATTATCAAAGTCTTCCCAGACCCCGTAGGAGATTTTATAACCCCCCTCTTGCGATCTAGCCCAATTTTTATTAGGTCTCTCTGGTAATCATAGTAAGAAAATCCCTCTATTTCCCAATCCTTTAATTCCGAAGTACAGTCCTCAGACTCATATACAATCTCTGGGTAGCATTCGATTTTTTTTAAATCTTCAAGAATTCTTGGTAATAATCCAGTTTTAAATTTACCTGATTTTGTAATAAAGTGGGTTTTGCCATCCCAATGCCCTCGCTTGTACGCAGCGAAATACTGATATCCAGGCGTACTTTCAGAGTACAGTTTATACAACGAAGCTAAAAGTTTTTGATTATCCGTATTTATTTTGGAATTTAGTGTATTTACAGAAATTATCATCGGACTATTATAGAAAGGATTTATATATTTATAGGAGTATTTATGAGTACACAGGACGGAACAGCCAAGGGAAGTAAAATAAAAGACCTCTCCGAGCAGCAAATTATTGATAGTATTTTAAAAAATATGCCATCTACTGATGAGGTAGAGATATCTCTCCCCTCAAAAAATAAATTTTATTCACTAATTGATCCAGCAAAGCCAATCACAATCAGAGCTATGACATTTGAAGATGAAAAAGCGATGATGTCTAAAAAGAATATTAATACAGATGTATTAAATTTATTACTTACAAGATGTGTATCCAATATTAATATATCAAACCTTCTTCAGATGGATAAACTTTTTATTATTATGAAGTTGAGGGAGTTATCTTATGGGGACGAATACAAGGCTAATATCAATTGTGAGTCTTGTAAAAAGGATAATATAGTATCTTTTACATTATCTGAAATGCCAGTAGTATACTTAGAAGAGGATGCTGTTGATCCATGTGAGGTCGATCTACCTGTCTTAAAAACAACTATGAAAATTAGAAGACCTAGAGTATCCGACGAAGGGTACTTTAATAATGCAGATTCTGCTATTGATAATCTTTGGAGATTTGTAGAAGAAATTGGGGGTCACAGTTCAAAACGAATTATATCTAAAGTATTAGAGAATATCCCCTTAAAGGATGCCCATATTATCCTAGAAGCATTAAATACTACAAAATATGGTGTAGATACCAAAGTAAGATTTTTATGTGATTATTGTGCCCACAATGTAGTTATGGAGTTGCCAATCACATCTGATTTTTTTACCGAGAACTAACAGGATCTTTTAATTTAAAGGACCTGTTACATGAAGCCTATATACTTGTGAAGCACTGCCGTTTCACTTATGCGGACGTTAAAGACATGCCTAAGGCAGAAAGAGCCTTTTTCGTAGAGTTTCTCACAAAAGAATTGGAAGAGCAGAATCGTGCTAATAAACAGCTACACAATCGTAGATAGAAACAATCGACCTAACATTAGCCAAAGAGTTGGGCTTAGAACCTTTTTCATAAATGATGGTGCATACGTCGATCCTTACGAGATTAGTTCCGTATTACTATTCAAGGAATCGGACACTTTAACACCTAAGACTGTTATAGGGGCAGAGAACTTAGTCTCTTCGACTCCTCTCATGGCCTTTGGAGCTTCTGGAGAAACCTTAACTTCCCACTCTAATTTTGACACTACCAATTATATCCCAGGAGTGATGACTAGCGGTATTTATAGGATTAAGACAGGGGAATATGTAGTTGTATTAGACGAGACTCTAGACTTATCGGGATGGGACCCTACTACTGCCACACAAGTAGCAGCATCCAGTCTATCTTCTGTTGCCGAATATGTAGACTTATGGACCGTAAAGTTAGATGCAGCCTCTAAATATCAAGTAATAACTAATAGATTTACTCTGTGGGAAGATACATTTTTTGCAATAACAGAACCCCTTCTCATAACTACCTCGAATAACCTTATTAATAAACATGTGAGGTTAGGGGAAAAAGTTGATTTAAAAATAACCACAGAGACTACATTACAGAATAGTACGATAGATCAATCTATCCAAAATATATTCAAAGATTCTGTAATAACTGGGGGCATGGTAGAAATTAAAAAAGTAAACCGTGATACGAACTACGATGGACCCTTCACGGTTTCAGCATTCTCAGATACAAATGGCGTTGTTAATGTGACGAAAGATAATACCCTTATATTAAACTGGGATACGTCTAAACTCAACACTTTAACTGCCTTCAGTAATGGGACCTTTGGAAGTGTTACTGGTACATATAGCGTACAGGTAAAGTATAATCTAATGAACGAATTGATTATAAGTCCGCTATTTTATCTCACAGTGTCGTAAGGAGGTGATCTATCAGGTAGTCATAGTCATACTTCTTAGTATGAGTATCGACGTAGTTCTTTAAGTCCCATCCCTTAGTGTGGGCTTCATTCCAATCTTTAACTTCCAAAGGAGGATGACAGATATAGAGATCTGTCATCCTTTTTACTTTTCTAAGGTAATTAAACTTATTAATTCCTCGTTCACCTGCGGAATCATTGTCGTATCCAATGATTACTTTCCCCTCAAAGTCCTTAAGCAGCTCCACCTGATGCTCCGACACTGAGCTTCCCATAGTGCATGTGGCGTTTACGCCCTGTATCTGTAGGGATATAGCGTCAAATGGTCCTTCACATACTACCAAGTGATCTGCATCCTCATCGAAGGGATAGAGAACGTGAGAGGGTCTGGGCCAATCGTCTTGAGGGTTTAAGTATTTAGGGCTCTCATCGCTAAGAGTTCTAGCTTGAAAATAATAAAAATTTTCATCCTCTTCAAACGGTATGATCAATCTTCCGAAGTATCTACCTTCTGTGGACACATAATAAGTAGAATCCTCAGTCTTCAAGTTGAATAGATTTCGCTCATACAAGAATGTCCAAGCCTTTTGCACTAAGCTGTCTTCTGTTTCGTAGTCATGCACAGTAACTTTACGAAGATGTAAAGCCTCAATAAGACTTGAGCAGTCTTCCGTCTTTTCCTTTTTATGGGAAGGGAGTTGCGTAAAGCTTTCAATCTGCCCATCAAACTCTTTAAATAGAATGTCTGCTTCCGCACGATTATAAGGGATATCTTCGAGATAAGCATAGATCTGGATGAAGTTACCTTTGTTGCCGCTCTTAAAGCACTGCCAAAGGCCAGAGTCTAAATTAATAGACATGTGCCTTTTCCAGTCATCAGACGTAAATATTGATGGAACAATCAGCTCACTATCATCCGACGAGAATTTATAATTATCCTTAAATTTCTCGGTAAGATAGGCTCTAATAAAGCTAGGAGAAATCATGTTCATAAATACAATATCCGAATCAAAATCAAGAACTTACAAAGAGTGTCAACTCAAATACCGATACAGGTACGTTGACCGCATCAAAGAGCAAGCCAAGAACATGGATGCTCTTCAGTTTGGCTCGTACATCCACAAGGTATTCGAGGACGGCTTCGAGACAAACGACTTAGGTGCCCTTACTACTATAGCCGAAGAGGTCAAAAAAGACTACAGTTTTTCCGAATCTTATAATAATAAAACCCAACGATGCCTTGAAAACTTTTTACGGTTCAACGCCACCCTTGAAAAGACTGTGGCTACAGAAATGGTGTATGAAGTAGTACACGACGAGAAACACGATATCAAGCTAAATGGTATAATTGACCGTGTGATCAAGGGAAAGGACGGAGGATACCTTGTAATTGATTACAAGACCTCTAAGAGAGAGCTGTCGGAGCTTGACCTTTATCAGGACAGGCAGATGCAGGGGTATGCGTATGCTGTCCATAAGCTGCTGAAGGTTCCTCTATCAGATATCGTTGTTGCCCACTACTACCCTGTTACCAACAAGTTCGTGACAGTTAAGTATTCTCCAAATCAGATAAGGAAGTATCTGAAGGAAAAGGTAGATCAAATCTGGAAGATCAGGAAATCAAAGAAAGTGGATTTCAAGGCAATGCAGAATCAATTCTGTAATTGGTGTGGGTACAAGGATATGTGTCCCTTGTTTAATTCTGGGCGTGTGTGTGAGGAGCGGTTAGAGGCTTTAAAGCAAGCCAAACGCTCCAAGAAAAAGTGACACCGCAGCTATAAGATATCCTATAGCAATAACCCCATTATAGAGAAAACACGCTAAGGCTCCAAGCAGCCCCCCAGAAAGGGGTTCTAAATGGGCATACTCAAATATATCATTTTTGTCTTGGTTTGTCATTTATTATCAACGGATAGTATATATTAATGTCTATAGAATAAAAGAAGTTATCTACTTGCTCGGGCGAATACCTACATTTTTTAGTTAGATAATTAAATAAAGCACTTTTCTTTATTATTTTTTGCTTGTTTAAGGATTCAAGTATTTTTATCTGAAAGTGCTTTATAAACTTTTCGGAAAACTTATATCTCCACTTCTCCACAAAATCTTTGTGTAGTGTGTAATTAACCAAATCCATAAAGTCTACTAAATCAATGTCTGTACTCATAATTATTATATAATAATATAGAAAAAAAATGGCTAATTTTTCAAAAAAAACTCAAGATTTTTTAGAAACTGTAGGAGGTGAACCAAGGAAGATCCTCACCCAGATACCCAGAAGTGCCGATAGGATCACTCCAGGAGATATTATTATTTTTAGGTATCACTTAGGGGCAGGAGAAGGAAGCATGGGCCAGAGGGTTGTTTTAATAGTTAAAACAAGAAGAGGGGATGGAGTATTTCCAGGAAAAAGTGGGAAATTAGTTAGTTGCTTTAAGTTGGGGGGAGATTCAGAGACTGTACTTGAAATAGTAATAGATAACCTATATAAAAAGAGACGTAGATCTTCTTATTATGGAAAGATTAAGGAAAGCTTAATCAAGTTATTAGGGGTCGAGAGCTTTAGGACTTATCTTTTAAACAAGATGAGCCAAGTATACAAGGTAACAATAGGGTAGTCAGCTATGGCAAAACGAAACAAATCAAAAAAAATAGAAGAAGCCTTAGAGCGTTTAGTCGCACTATCCGAGACCGAAGCCAAGGACCGAGATGCCAAAAAGAAAAAAGCGGAAGAGTTAAATAAAAAACAAGAAGATGCAAAAA